CCTGCCATATCCTTCATAAGCAAGGAAGATATTTTATCGTTCACTTCAAAGAGCTCTTTGCATTGGACGGAAAACATGCGAACTTAACTTTGAACGATGTCCAGCGTCGTAACCGCATTGTAAGACTTCTTGCTGACTGGGGTCTTGTTGGTATTGTAAGTGATGACGCAGTTATTGATATCGCACCCCTAAACCAAATCAAAGTGCTATCATATAAGGACAAAGGAGATTGGGTGCTTGAACAAAAGTACAACATTGGCAAGAAAACTAAACCACAAGAAGAAAGTCAATAAATAAAACTGAGACTCCTTTCGTGCGGTCTCTACAAAAGTCGGAACACCCTAAAAAGAGGTTCGGTTATCACCGTTCCTCTTTTTTTCGTTTCTTAAATAAATAGTAGTGGATCATATTTTTCATTCTATTAACCACAAAGAACTTTGTTGTTAATGCGTGATCCACAAACGGATGCCTTCGGGGTCCACAAAACACAAACTCGCTTTTAAAGGAGCTAAGAATCATGGGAAACCTTGCACGGTATACTGCTGCGGACCTGCCTGCACTGATGGAACGCATAAATAAGAATAGCATTGGAATGGATGAATACTTCGATAGGTTGTTTGCCCTTCACGAAACAACAAAGAATTATCCTCCATTCAACCTAGTAACGGTCAGCAACGTAGAATCGAGACTAGAACTTGCGCTTGCAGGATTTAAAAAGAAAGAAGTAAATGTCTACACACAAGACGGAAAACTCTTTGTCGAAGGACAAAAAGAAGACACCGAAACAGATACAGAGTATGTCCACAGAGGAATGGCTCAACGATCTTTCACCAGATCTTGGACACTGGCAGAGGACACGGAAGTTAGATCAGTTGAATTTGAGGATGGGTTGTTAAGTATTGTTCTGGGAAGAATTGTGCCTGAACATCATCAAAAGAAGGTCTGGTTTTGATATCCTAATCAATTTTTGCTGTGGTTGATACAGAAATGTATCATGGTGATACACTAATTTCTAAATAATTTTGTAATCAATTAGGAGGCATCAATGAACTTCACTACCACTGCCTTAGCAGCTGGAACTTTAATGACTATTTTTATTGGAGTTCCCATTACTACACTTGTTTCTTAGCATATGGAAATCTTAGCAACTCTCGCCATTTTTGGTGCAGTAATGAGTGGAGCATTTGCACTTACCCCTAAAAAATAAATACTAAATAAAAATGAATATCGTCGCCGCAGAGGGGCAACTGGCACAATCCAGTTGACGCCCCTCTTTTTTCTTGGTAGAATGGTACTGAAGATAAATCATGACACCCAAGAAAAAGTATAAAAAAACACATGACTATTAAACTTTTGGTTCTAAAATCTGGAGAGGATGTCGTTGCTGACGTTCAAGAGATGATGGTTGAAGATAAAGTAGTTGGATACTTTCTCAATCGACCTTGTGTAGTCAAGATGTCAAATTATACTCCTATTGAAGATGATGAAACATCTGAAGAAAAAAAGAAGAGTGCTTATCAAATTAAATTCTATCCTTGGGTTCCTCTTGCAAAGGATCCTGTGATCCCCCTGTCCATGGACTGGGTTGTAACTATGGTAGAACCAATCGAAAAACTTACTAAACTTTATGCAGAGGACATTTTAGAACATGGACAAAGAAACAACACTGACCAAAGTCTTAGCACTAACGACCAATCAAATCCTGATCAGTCAGATTGAAGAAGTTGGTGCCGATATTGGAGAACCTGATTGTAAATTGATAGATCCATATGTTTTGACCAAAGATGGAACGCTTGAGCCTTGGTTAATTAATGTGACCAGAGAAAACACTTTTATGATTAGTTCTGATAAAATCATAACTCTTGCAGATCCAACACCAACACTACTTGAAAAATATAAGGACTTAACTGACTGATGAAATTTTACACTAATGTCCAAATGATTGGGAACCAGTTCCTTGTTCGTGGCGTTGAAAATGGGAGGAGATATGAATTTAGAGATGAGTTTTATCCTACTCTTTTTCTGAAGTCGAAGAAGGCTTCCAAGTATAAGACATTAAGTGGAGAATCTGTAGAACCAATTTATCCTGGTAATATTCGTGATTGCCGCGATTTCTATAAAAAGTATGATGACGTAGATGGATTTGAAATTTATGGAAACGATAGATATATCTATCAATATATTTCTGAAAAACATCCTGAAGATGAAGTCAAGTTTGACATAAGTCAGATCAAACTAGTAACCATTGATATTGAGACCGCATCTGAGAATGGATTCCCTGATGTTGAATCTTGTGTTGAAGAAATTCTTGCTATTACAATTCAGGATTATAATACTAAAAAGATTACTACCTGGGGAGTAAAACCTTTCTTCAATAAACAGGAGAACGTAACTTATTATCATTGCCCCACAGAACAAGAATTATTGAGTCACTTCATTAATTTTTGGATGGGTGATGTTCCTGATGTAATTACTGGTTGGAACTGTGAACTGTATGATATCCCATACATCTGCAAACGCCTCAACAGGGTGCTTGGAGTGAAGTTGATGAAGCGTATGTCTCCTTGGGGACTTGTGACTGAATCAGAGAAGTTTATCAAGGGTAGAAAGCACAGTGTATTTGATGTTGGTGGAGTTGCAGTTCTTGATTACCTTGACCTCTATAAGAAGTTTACATACAAGGCACAAGAATCTTATCGACTTGATTACATAGCTGAGGTTGAGTTGGGTCAAAAGAAACTTGATCACTCTGAGTTTGAAACTTTTAAAGATTTCTATACTAAAGGATGGCAAAAGTATATTGAGTATAATATTGTTGACGTAGAACTTGTTGACCGTCTGGAAGACAAGATGAAACTGATTGAACTCGCATTGACTATGGCATATGATGCCAAGGTCAATTATAACGATGTGTTCTATCAAGTTCGCATGTGGGACAATATCATCTATAATTACTTGAAGAAACGGGATATTGTTATCCCGCCAAAAATCCGTTCTGACAAAAATGAAAAGTATGCAGGTGCCTATGTCAAAGAACCGACTCCGGGAAAGTATGATTGGGTGGTTAGTTTTGACCTCAATAGTCTCTACCCTCATCTTATCATGCAGTACAATATCTCACCAGAAACGTTATTGGAAGAACGACATCCAACGGCTACAGTTGATCGAATCCTTAATGAAGAAATAAACTTTGAGTTGTATAAGGATAATGCGGTGTGTGCCAATGGTGCAATGTACCGTAAGGATGTTCGTGGGTTCCTTCCTGAACTGATGGAGAAGATGTATGGCGATAGAGTTGTATTCAAGAAACGAATGCTTGATGCTAAACAGCAATATGAAAAAACTCCGACCAAAGCACTTGAGAAGGAAATTGCTAGGTGCAACAACATCCAGATGGCAAAGAAGATCTCACTCAATTCTGCTTATGGTGCTATTGGTAATCAATACTTTAGGTATTACAAACTAGCAAATGCGGAAGCAATTACTCTGTCGGGCCAAGTAAGTATCCGATGGATTGAGGGAAAGATGAATACATATCTAAATACACTGTTAAAAACAGAAGGCGAAGATTATGTCATCGCATCTGACACTGATTCAATCTACCTTAATCTTGAACCTCTTGTTACTAAATTTTTTGGTAATAAGTCTCACGATAAAACAAAAGTTGTTCAGTTACTTGATAAGATCTGCCAAGACAAGTTTGAACCATTCATTGAGAAAAGTTACCAGAACTTGGCGGACTACGTATCGGCATATGACCAAAAAATGAGTATGAAGCGTGAGAATATCGCAGATCGTGGTATCTGGACTGCGAAGAAGCGATATATTCTTAACGTACATAATAGTGAAGGTGTTCAATACACTGAACCCAAACTTAAGATGATGGGTATTGAAGCAGTTAAATCATCAACTCCTGCTCCATGTAGGAAGATGATTAAAGATGCTTTAAAGATTATCATGAGTGGATCTGAAGATGATGTGGTTGAATTTATCGAACAATCTAGAACAGATTTTAAGAACCTTCCTCCAGAGCAGATATCTTTTCCAAGATCTGCATCAGATGTTGTGAAGTATAGATCTTACTCTGGAATTTACATTAAGGGAACTCCCATACATATTCGAGGGGCTCTCTTGTTTAATTATTATATTAAAGAGAAAAAACTTGATAACAAGTATTCTCTGATCCAAAATGGTGAGAAGATTAAATTTTGCTATTTGAAAAAACCAAATATCATTCACGAAAATGTTATCTCATTCATTCAGGATTTTCCACGCGAACTTAATATTGACAAGTATGTTGATTATGACTTACAATTTGAAAAAGCCTTTCTAGAACCACTCAAAGCAATCCTTGATGCTATTGGGTGGAAAGTAGAAAAAACTAATACTTTGGAGTCATTCTTTTCATGAAAGATCAAAACTGCATTGATGATGTAGAGACTAAACAAGAGAAATGGAATCGTGGACTTGATATTTTTATTGAGTCGGTGATTAAACCAGATCATTCTCTTAGGCAATGTGCCCACAATCAAAAGTGCTATCACGAACTCATGGATGTTCGTAAAGATGTACTTAACTACTTAAAAACAAAACGTTGGCCCTAATGGAACTACCTATTAATGATAAAGAACTTGCTACTATTGTAAGTGCTTTACGTCTTGGTGGAGATGCTGCACTCTACCAAAAAATTGATACTATTAAAAAAATTAGGGAAAAGCACCCTGATACATATAAAAAAGTAGCCCGCGAAGAATTTGGATTTATTATTTAATGGATTTTTTAAAAGAAATTGTAAAAGAGATTGGAGATGACTACACCCAACTCGCCTCAGACATCGACGACACAGAAACCTATGTGGACACGGGTTCTTACGTTTTTAATTCACTGGTCTCAGGTAGCATATTTGGTGGTGTTTCTGGGAATAAGATTACTGCCATTGCTGGTGAGTCTTCTACTGGGAAGACTTTCTTTAGTCTCGCTGTGGTTAAGAATTTTCTGGATAGTAATCCTGGTAGTTACTGTTTGTACTTTGACACTGAAGCAGCAGTTAATAAGTCTCTTCTTAAAAGCCGTGGCATTGACTTAAATCGATTGGTTGTTATCAATGTTGTTACTATAGAACAGTTTAGACAGAAGGCACTGCAGGCAGTAGACATATACTTAAAGAAATCTGAAGAAGAACGCAAACCCTGTATGTTTGTGTTAGACTCTCTTGGTATGCTTTCCACAGAGAAGGAGATTCGTGATGCTCTAGACGACAAGCAAGTCCGGGACATGACCAAATCTCAACTTGTCAAAGGAGCATTCCGTATGCTTACACTCAAACTTGGTCAAGCAAAAATTCCATTAATCGTCACTAATCATACCTATGATGTCATTGGTTCTTACGTCCCTACAAAGGAAATGGGAGGAGGCAGCGGTCTCAAGTATGCAGCAAGTACAATCATCTATCTCAGCAAGAAGAAAGAGAAGGATGGAACAGAAGTCATTGGAAACCTTATCAAGGCTAAGACGCACAAGTCACGTTTAAGTAAGGAGAACAAGGATGTTACTATACGTCTCTATTACGATGAGCGTGGTCTTGATCGATATTATGGTCTTCTTGAGTTGGGTGAACTGGGAGGTCTCTGGAAAAATGTTGCAGGTCGTTATGAGATAGATGGTAAGAAAATCTATGCCAAGGCAATCTACAAAGACCCAGAAGCATACTTCACACCAGAGGTGATGGAGAAACTGGATGAGATTGCAAGGGAGGAGTTTAGTTACGGTTCATGAATTTTCTCAACCTTATTGGTTAAAAGTATATTATGTTAAATTATTTTCTTTGGAATTATGGATAAGATTGAAACTTTAATTCTAAGAAATCTTCTGCACAATGAAGAATATCTTCGTAAAGCAGTTCCGTTTATTAAACCAGAATATTTTGAGGACACTCAGCAGAAGATTGTATTTGAAGAAGTTCTTAACTTTGTAAATGAATACAATCAACCAGCAACGAAAGAAGTTCTCTGTATTGAAGTAGAGAAACGTCAGGATATTAATGACACTTCATTTCAAGAGATTACTAAGTTGATTAGTTATCTTGATGATGTCCCTACAGATTATAGTTGGTTGCTTGATACGACTGAAAAGTGGTGTCGAGATCGTGCTATCTATTTGGCATTAATGGAGTCCATTGCACTTGCAGATGGAACTGATAAAGAGAAAAATCGTGATGCAATTCCAGGTATCTTATCAGATGCATTAGCAGTCTCTTTTGATACTCATATTGGACACGATTACTTACTTGATTATGAGGAAAGATATGAGTCTTATCATAGAAAGGAAGATAAGACACCTTTCGACTTAGAGTACTTTAATAAAATTACGAAAGGTGGTTTACCGAATAAAACACTTAATATCGCTCTTGCTGGGACTGGTGTCGGCAAGTCTTTGTTTATGTGCCATATGGCTTCTTCTTGCCTTCTTTCTGGTAAGAACGTATTGTACATTACTATGGAGATGGCTGAAGAAAAGATTGCAGAAAGAATTGATGCCAACCTTCTCAATGTTAACATCCAAGAGATAACTGATTTGCCCAAACAGATGTTTGATAGTAAGGTAACAAACCTTGCTGAGAAGACTC